AATTGATATTTTTGACTGTTCCGTTTTTGCAGCGGTTAGATACCTTGAAAACATGGAATATCAGTCGAAAGCATCCGGATGGTGGAGTTAATCAATGAACAAGACAAAACAGCTGTCAAAGACGATGGAAAAAAGAGGCGCGGTGATTGTATCAAGCGCACAGTTTGCGGAGTTTATTGCCAGCGGTTATGTGACCCTGGACAAATGTCCCGAAATCGTGACCGCTTGCCATGAGATCGCAAACCTTATCGCATCCATGACCATCAGACTGATGTCAAACACCGAGAACGGAGACATCAGGATCGAAAACGAATTGAGCCGAAAGGTTGACATCTATCCCCACAGGTACATGACGAGACACGTGTGGATGGAAGCCATCATCATGAACCTTTTGCTTTATGGCAAAGGAAACTCCATCGTGTTACCGGTTACAAGGGACGGCCTTCTTGACGAGCTTCTCCCGGTGGATCCTTCGAGCGTTTCGTTTATCAACAAGACAAACGACTCTTACAAGATCATGATCAACGGTCAGATCTTCGATCCCTCGGAAGTCATCCACTTGGCATACAATCCGGATCCTCACTACCCTTACCAGGGCAGAGGCTTAACGGTTTACGCAAGAGACATAGCGGAGAACCTGAAGCAGGCAAGCGCAACCACAAAAGCCTTCATGAGTTCCAAGTATATGCCTTCGGTTGTTGTCAAGGTTGACGGACTGACAGATGAGTTTGCTTCCGAGGAAGGAAGAAGACGCCTGACCAAGCAATACCTTGAGACAAGCCAGGCGGGAGAACCTTGGATGATTCCCGCCGGACTTTTGGAAGTCGAACAGATCAAGCCTCTTTCCATCGCAGATCTTGCGATTGATAAGACGGTTGAGCTCGACAAAAAGACTGTCGCTTCCATCGTGGGCGTTCCGGGCTTCGTCTTGGGAGTCGGATCTTACAATGCAGACGAATGGAACCACTTCATTAACGACAAAGTTCACGGCATCGCACAGCTTGTAGAGCAGGCTTTCACCAAAACACTGCTCATCAATCCGAAGTGGTACTTCGAATTTTCGATGCATTCATTACACGCATACAACCTCAAAGACACCGCTGATGTCTTTGGGAATTTGTATACAAAGGGCCTTGTAACCGGTAACGAAGTAAGAGCACGCTTGAGCCTTCCTTACAAGGACGGCCTTGACGAGCTGATGCTTCTTGAAAATTACATCCCCCTGGCTCAATCCGGAGACCAGGCAAAACTTAACGGAGGAAATTAACGATGGAAGAAAGGACAAAGAGACAGCTTCGCACAGCTGAATCGACATTCGAGACGCGGGAAGAAGGCGAGGACCTCATCATTGAGGGTTATTTCGCCGTATACAATAGCAACTATGAAATCATGAAGGGAATGTCTGAAAGCATCGCCCCCGGAGCATTTGCTGAAACGCTTGGAAACGACATCCGGGCGTTAACTAACCATGATACGAGCCTGGTGCTCGGACGGAACACCGCCGGCACACTTGAGCTTCGTGACGACTCTCACGGATTGTGGGGCCGCATCAAGGTCAATCCGAAAGACCAGGATGCAATGAACACATACGAGAGAGTTAAGCGTGGGGACGTTAACCAGTGCTCCATCGGATTCGAGATCCTTTCCGAGGAAACCGACTTCCGCGAGGATGGATCTATCCATTGGACGATCAAAGAGATTAACCTCTTTGAGGTTTCTGTTTGCACCTTCCCGGCATACGCAGAGACAAGCGTTTCAGCTCGCAAACATGATGCGGACGAAGTAAAGAAACGTGCAGGCGAAGCGTGGAAAGAAAGAACAATGAAAAAATTGAAGGGAGAAAGCGACCATGTTGAAAGCACTGATGCTCAAAAAGAAGATTGATGAGCGCAACAAGCAGCTTCAGACTTTAAGGGATGCGGCAGCAGACTTTGAAAAGCGCGAAGCAGAGCTTGCGGCAGACATAGAAGAAGCAGCAACAGCAACCGAAGAAGAGCAGAAGGCTGTTGAAGAGGCTGTTGACGCTTTTGAAGCCGAGAAGCAGAACAACACCGAAGAGATCAAGCGCCTGGAAGGCGAGATCGAAGAGCTTGAAAACGAGCTCAAAGAAACGGAAGCAGCACAGACCGCCGCAACCGAAACACCCGCAGAAGAAAGGGCAAAAGCACCCGAAAGAAAGGAAACAAGAAACATGAAAACAAGAATGTTTGACAAGCTCTCCGTAGAGCAGCGCTCCGTAATTTTCGAGAGCGAGAAGTTTGTAAACTTCGCAACCGAGCTCCGTTCCGCGATCAAGGAAAAGAGAGCCCTCACCAACGCAGGCCTTACCATTCCCACCGAACTCCTTGAAGTTCTGAGATGGAAGGTTGAAGAGTATTCCAAGTTAATCCGCAAGATTAACCTTCAGAGAGTCGGCGGAACATCTCGTCAGATCGTTCCCGGCACCATTCCTGAAGCAGTATGGACCGAGATGTGTGGCAACCTCAACGAGCTCGCACTCGCATTCAACGATGTTGAGCTTGATGGTTACAAAGTAGGCGGATATATTCCCGTTTGCAACGCAGTTCTTGAAGATACCGACATCGACCTTGTAGGTACCGTTCTTGACGCAATCGCAAAGGGCATGGGCTTCGCTCTTGACAAGGCTATCGTTTACGGTACCGGCACAAAGATGCCTCTCGGTATCGTTACCCGTCTTGCACAGACTTCACAGCCCGCAGGTTATCCTTCCACCGCAAGAACATGGGTTGACCTTCACACCTCCAACGTTAAAACCGGTACTGGAGCAACTGGCCTCAACCTTATCAAGGAAATCATCAAGAACAGCGCTGTTGCTGATGATAAGGGATATGCAAACAACGGCATGATGTGGCTCATGAACCACAAGACCAAGACCGCACTCCTTGCAGAAGCTGTTGAAGTTAATGCAGCAGGCGCTATCGTTGCAGGCCTTGACGCTCAGATGCCTATCGTAGGCGGCGAAATCGTTGAACTGTCCTTCATTCCTGACAACAACATCGTATTCGGTTATGGCGATCTTTACGTTCTTGCAGAGCGCGCAGGCTTCAGACTTGAGAACTCCGAACATGCAATGTTCGTAAACGACAAGACCGTATTCAAGGGAACTGCAAGATACGACGGACAGCCTTCCATCGCAGAGGCATTCGGTGTACTTACCATCGTTAATACTGCACCTACCACAAGCGGCATCACTTTCGCTTCTGATTCTGCAAACCCTTAACGCCGAACCTATCGGGGCTGACGATTGGTTCAATGGCTCTTACTCCTACCTTCGGTGCGAAGGTATACGAGTACACAGCCGGAACGTCAAACACGAAGGATAAAGTAACCGCAACCGCAGATGCTACATTGACTGTTGCAATCGAACTCAATGGCACAGCAATGGACAACGGCGATGATGCAACCTGGGACGATGGAGAGAACACTCTTGAGATCACGGTTACAAACTCGGCAAGCGAAAGCAACACCTACACCGTAACAGTAACAAAGGCACCGGCAGCAAAGCTGTCGGGCCTTACTGTCGGAGCGCTTACCCTGACACCTACGTTTGACGCAGATGTAACAGAGTACGCAGTAACAACTTCCAACAACTCCAACAAGGTAACGGCATCCGCTGCCGAAGGTCTTGAGATAGCTCTTGATCTTGATGGCACTGCAATCGAGAACGAGTCATCTCCTACATGGGAGACCGGCGACAATGTTCTCACCGTAACCGTAACAAATGAAATCGGAGAGTCCGAGGATTACGTTGTTACAGTCACCAAAGAATAATTGAGGAGTAAGGCGGCATGACTACAACGGAAATTTTAACGATTTTGAAATCGGACCTTGATATAGCGCAGACTTCCACAACGAAGGATGCGCTTCTCAACAACTTAATAACCTTGAGTCAGGCCGCCATTACCAAAGAAGGCATCACACTCACAAGCCCTTTGACTGTTGAAGAAGGGACCCTTGTTGAGATGTATGCGGCTTTCCTTTACCGGAAACGGAAGGAAGCCGCGCAGACAATGCCTCACTCGCTGCGGTATATGCTCAACAATATGCTCCTGTCGCAGAAAGGACGCGTGCCGAATGAATAACGATGCTTATTTGATAAGCCGCACCTTTACCATTGACGAAGTGGGAAATCAGACAGCCACAGAAACGGAAACACTCATCCCGGTTGAGGTTAAGTCCATCAGCCGGGATGAGTTTTATCGTGCAGGCGAACAGAAACTCAATCCCGAAATGGTTTTAATCACAGCGGCAGAGAATTATAGCGGACAGGAACTCGTGAAAGTCGATAACGTGCGGTATTTGATATACAGAAAATATCAGGATCCCGCCAAGAGCGACGACATCGAGCTGTATCTTCGCAAAGAGGTTGGCAATGGCTGACGAGGTAAAGGTTGGAGAAATCTCCAAGGAATTGAACGAGCTTCTCAAAGAGTACGGCGACGAAGTCGTTGCGCTCGTTAACGAACAGGTCAAGGATGTAGCAAAAGACACCGTCAAGATGCTCAAGAAAACTTCACCGAAAGACCAGGGCGATTATGTCAAGGGATGGAAGTCGAAGGCACAAGAGACAAGTTTCGGAGAAACTGCAACCGTTTACAATTCCACGCATGGATGGCTCGTCCACTTACTCGAACACGGTCACGCCAAGAAGAGCGGAGGCCGCACCAAAGCACAGCCACACGTTAAACCCGCCGAGAATTGGGCTGAAAAAGAGCTCATCAAGCGGATAAAAGAGAGGTTGAGCAAATGACCATAGCAGCATTCAAAGAGATCCTTGAGGGAATCAACGATCTCAAAGGTAAAATTGTATATCGGCAATTCAAAGAGGAAAGCGCTCCGGCTCTTCCTTTTGTTTGCTTTTATGTCGATGACACCGACAATTTCAAAGCCGACAACAAGGTTTACCTGAAAAGGCAGAACATCATTGTCGAGCTTTACACGGCGATCAAATCGCCGGCAACAGAACAACTAATCGAGACGGCTCTCGATAACGCGGGAATCCCTTGGGATTACACGGAGACCTATATCGATTCAGAATCATGCTATTTGATAGCATATACAGTGGAGGTTTAACATGAGCAAAGTAAAATTCGGTCTTTCGAATGTTTACTACGCAATCGCAACGATTGCAGCAAACGGCTCTGCATCTTACGGCACTCCGGTGAGGATTCCCGGAGCGGTAAGCCTTTCCATGGATCCCGTGGGCGATGCCGTAAATTTTTATGCAGACAATGTAACATACTTCAAGAACACCCCGAATGCAGGCTACGAAGGCACACTTGAAATTGCACTCGTTCCCGATTCCTTCCGCAAGGATGTCCTGGGCGACATTGAAGATTCAAACGGAGTTCTCACCGAGAACGCCAACGCGGCAGCAGTTTCCTTCGCTCTTATGTTCCAGTTCGAAGGCGACACCGACGCAACTCGTCACGTTATATATAACTGTTCGGCTGCTCGTCCTTCCGTTGCTTCCGCAACCAAGGAAGAATCCATCGAGGTACAGACCGAGGAATTGAGCCTGACCGCCGGAACGATTTACATCCCCGCTCTTGATACCGACGTAACCAAGGCAAAAGCAAAGAAAACCGATGCACCTTATACGAATTGGTTCTCTTCTGTATACCAGGCAGCAGGCGTTTCCTTCGCAGTAAACGAGAGCACCGTTGAGATCGCAGAAGGCACCTTCAAGGTTATCGCATTCACCGGTAACAGCGGAGCAGTCAGCGCAGCTTCTTCAAACAGCGACGTTGTAGCTTCCGTTAGCGGCAATCAGGTTTCGATTTCCGTTGACGAGGACGCATCCGCAGGCGCTACCGTAACACTTACGGACGAAGCAAGCCACACCGCAACTATCACCGTAACACTTCCCGCATAAGGGAAATCATAGAGGGCCAAAACTATGAAAACAACAATCACAATGGATGGGCGGACGTTGGCATTTTCAGCCAACGCCGCCACACCTTTGCGGTACAAGATGACGTTTCAGGAGGATCTTTTGACCGTCCTGAGCGGAGTCAAGACCGAAGGAGACAACTTGCCCGATGTGGGCGAAATAGTGGCAAAACTTGCCTACATTATGAACAAACAGGACGAAGGAACCGCTAATGAGGCGACCTTCGAAGATTTTCTTGCATGGCTTGAGAAGTTCGAGGATCCGATGATCTTCACCTTGAAGGCAGCGGAGATAATTCAGTTTTACATGCAGAATGTGAAAACGACCTCAAAGCCAAAAAACGCAAGAGGCCCACGGACCGGGAAATGAACACAGCTGTTTACTTCCTTCGGGCCAAGCAGATGGGCCTATCAATCAATGAGCTTGAAGAAATGACAGTCGGCTTCCTTATCGATCTGATAACAGAGGGAGCCAACGATGACGCAAAATATTCAGAGACGGCAACACAGGCAGATTTTGACAAATTCTAAAATTTGCACCGGTGCAAAAAATTATGGCAGATAGAGTCAAGGGCATAACAATTCAAATCAACGGAGACACCACCAAGCTCTCCGATTCTCTTAAAAAAGTTAATAGAGAGATAAACGACACCCAAAGCGCTCTCCGTGACGTTGAGAAGCTCTTGAAGTTAGATCCCAAGAACACCGAGCTCCTCGCACAGAAACAGGAGCTGTTGAAGAAGGCCATCGGAGACACTTCCGACAAGCTGAATCAACTCAAAGCGGCACAGGAGCAGATGAAAGCCGAGGGCGTGGACCAAAACTCCAAGGCATATCAGGGACTGCAAAGGGAAATTGCTTCCACGGAGCAGAGCCTGAAACAGCTTCAGGATGCTTCGAAGTCATTAAATGACGAGATGAACAAGTCTGTTTCAATCTCCGAAAAGATGGCGGAAGCAACCAAGAAGATCGCAGACGGTGCCGGGACTGTTGCAGAAAAGACAAAGAAGGTTTCCCTGGCAGCCGGCGGAGCTCTTACGGCTCTTGCAGGCATGGGAATCAAGGCGGCAAAGGATGCCGATGACCTTAACGCTTTAGCGAAGCAGACAGGCCTTTCCACCGAAGCCCTTCAGAAGATGCAATACGCTTCAGACCTTGTCGATGTGGACGTTGAGACCATCACCGGCGCAGTCAAGAAGATGAAGAAGAGCCTTGACTCGAATGCAAAAGCCTTCGAAGAGATAGGCGTAGCAACAAAGGACGCTAACGGCGAATATCGTGACACCGAGGATATATTCAACGATGTCCTTGAAGCCCTCTCCAAGATCGAGAACGAGACCGAGAGAGACATCAAGGCGATGGACATCTTCGGAAAGTCAGCTGATGACCTTGCCGGAATCATCGATGAC